GCGCCTTGACCGGAACCTGGAGCGAATCCGTGTTCTGCGGCTTGGTGACCCGTCTGATGCTGGTGTCCCGTACACCGGGCGAAATCTAACCGTAGCGTCCCCAGTTTACTTCCAAGAGGTATGGGACGCGGTCGTCGTGCAGACGGAGCTTGGTACTGCCGTCGAGAGCGATTACAACCTCACAGACGTGATCGTCCCGACTGGCCGTGGCGGTAGGCGCTTCGACTACATTCCGTTCACCATCTTCAACTACGGTGATCTGCAGTGTAGGCCATCAAAGCCGCCGCTGCTTGACCTGACTGTAGTCAACTTCTCCCACTATCGAAACAGCGCGGACATGGAGCACGGTCTTCACTTCACCGCGCTGCCACAACCGTGGGCTGCCGGGTTCGACTTCCAGGGATCCATGTACATTGGATCGGGCGCTGCATGGATCACCGACCAACCAGACGCTAGAGCTGGCTATCTGGAGTTCTCGGGCGCTGGCCTGGGGGCCATACGTGAGCAGATGGACCGCAAGGAGCGGCGTATGGCGGCCCTTGGTGCTCGCCTACTCGAAGAGCAAGCTCCAGCGTCAGCCGCCGAGGCAGCTGAAACAGTGAAACTGCGTCACAGCGGCGAGGGGTCAGTGCTCGCCCGTATCGCTGACAACGTCAGCCGTGGACTCAAGAAAGTCCTCGATGACGTGACGTACATGATGGGTCTCAGCGGTGAATCTGAAGTTCGGCTGAACACTGACTTCGGTGTCGAGGGGCTATCCCCCCAGATGCTGACGGCCCTCATGCAACAGGTTCAAGCTGGTCTCATGAGCCACGCCGTTTATCGCTACAACCTCTCTCGCGGGGAGATGTACCCCGAAAACTGGCGCGATGAGGACGAGATAGAGGCGCTGTATGCAGACAGAAACACTGATCGAGGCGAGCCCCAGCCGCTCGATCGTGAGGAGATGGACGATTCCACCGAAGTGGATGACGACGACTCCGATGATGGGGACTCTCAGACCGAGTCCGAGTAACACTCCGTTTACGGCACGCCCTTCCATTGCACGTCGCGATGCTAGGGATGCCCTAACAACCCCATGAGTAACATGGCACTTAAGAAGCACTACGAAACAGAAGAAGATATCCCTGAAGCCGCTCGCGGCATGTATGAGAAGACGGCTGACGGCTACGTCCTGTCAGACGAATACGTCGTCAAGGACGAGCGCGTAGACGAGTTCCGGGACAACAACCGCCAACTCAAGGCCGAACTGGACCAGATGCGGACAGAGTACGGTCGCCTCCAGAAGCAATTCGAGGGCGTAGACCCGGAGCAGTTTCAGAAGTTCCGTGAGCAGCTTGCCCGCGTTCAGGAGGACGAAGAGCGTCAGCTGATCGCCTCTGGTCAAATTGACGAGGTCGTAAAGCGCCGCACCGCCCGCATTCTCGATGAGAAGAATTCGATGTTCGAGGCGAAGTCTGCTGCGTACAGCGAGCTTGAGAAGAACTACAACCAACTTCGCGACAAGTTTGCCACCTCGCAAGCCCGTCAACAGATGGACATCCTGATGAGCGAGCGCGGCCTCCGCCTGCGCCCACAAGCGCGACAGCTCATGGAGTCGCAGGTCACGCGAGACTGGACGACCGATGAGAAAGGTCGTCTGACCCTGCGCGATTCCACCATGATTGGCGAGACAGGTGATCCGATGAGCCCGATCGAGTACGTCGATCGCATGGTAACCCAGATGGACTTCCTCTTCGAGCCCAACACTGGCGGTGGTGCCGGTGGCGGTGACGGCGCTACCTCAAGGCGTGAAAAGGTCGTACAGTCAGGCGACATGGACGCCATCAGCGCGAACCTTGCCGACATCGCGTCGGGCAAGATGCGTGTTGTGAAGGAGATCGATTGATGAAGTACCTAGCTCTATCGCTACTGCTGTGCGCGTCATGCCGTATGCCCGCTCAGGAGTACGTGGCGGCTGATCGTGCAACCTACGAGGCTCTGGCTCCGCAGCTGGTCCTGCTTGCCGACGAGGATCCCGAGAACGATCCATCGTTCACGGGTATCAACGGTGTAGCACTCACCGCGCTGCTTGAATCATGGCTGCTCCGCATCGAGGCCGCCGAGGAGGGCTTCGGCAAATGAGCGACATGGAAGACCTGCAGAAAGGTGCCGAGCGGGAGCTTGAGGAATTCCTCTCATCCGAGAAGGAGAAGCTCAATCAGCTCCTCGTGTCGCTGTCGGATGATTCCGAAGAGACGCAGGAATACGCCGCCAAAGCTCTTGAGCTTGGCGCCATGATCCTGTCCGCACGCCTCAAGGGCGAGGACACGGAATTCGCGGAGCAGGCCCTGAAGGCCGTTAAGGCCAATCTCGCTTCAACGACCAGTTCCGCTGTTCTGGTTGATGTTGGACTTGGGGGCCGTGGTGAGAGCCACGGCCCCCTCTATTGACCCCAAGGAAATTGCCCAGCATGTGGCACTCAATGCCCCACTACTTTGCCGTTATTTGATATACTGGTGGGCAGTAGCCCACCAGTTATACGCTGTTTGGCTACCACAACCAGAGTCCTGCGATCTGCGTTAGCACGTCGCCTTAGCTCCCCGCCGTTGCAGGGAGGGGCCAGCCCCGCTGGGCTGATACAACACAAACAACTTCAGCCCCAAAGGTGATAAGTGGCCTAGGGGTCTACTCGACAACTCGGCCCACTTGGGCTAACTAACCGTATCTATCATGGCTTACACAGGCAACACTCTAGACAACGTAATCCCCCAGCTGCTGGCTCAGGGACTTATGGCGCTTCGCGAAAATGCGCGGATGCCCCAGCTTGTTAACCGCGCTTACGAGCGTATGGCTGGTATGCAGGGCTCAAGCATCGACATCCCCCTGCCGTCCGCCGTCACCGCTTCGGACGTGGTCGCCGGGACCACCGCTCCGACTGATGCGGCAAGCAACATCAGCCCGACCTCCGTTTCTCTTCCTCTCTCTCAGTGGAAGGAAGCTGCCTTCTACATGAGCGACAAGGAGCGCATGGAGGTCCAGGCTGGCACCCTTCCCATGGTCGCCTCTGAGGCCGTCAAGGCCCTCGCGAACGCGGTCGACAACTACATCATCGGCCTAGGGGCTGCCGGTTTCGGCACCCGTATTGCACTGGGCGGGGACGGCATCGCTGTCAAGGCCACTGAGACCGACATCGTCGATCCCTTCGGTGGCAGCAGCGGCCTCGCTCACGCGACCCGCGCTCGTAAGCAGCTGAACAAGCAGCTTGCCCCGCTCAGCGACCGCTACTTCGTCTTCAACCCCGAGGCCGAAGCTGCTGCTCTTGAGCTTGAGGCTTTCCACAACGCTCAGTTCGGTGTTGGTGCCGCCGCGATCATGGAAGGTCGTATCGAGCGTCGCCTCGGCATGGGCTTCGTGATGGATCAGAACATCGGTAACACCGCAGCTGTCACCCCCGCTGGCACCGCCACCGCTGTTAACAACGGAGACGGTTACCCCAAGGGAACCAAGGTCATCACGGTAGACACCACGACCACGCCTTTCGCGGCTGGCACTTACATCACCTTTGCCAACCACGACACCTCGTACCGAATCGCATCCGCGACGGCAACCGCACTGACCCTGACCACCGGGCTGGTTGAGCCCGTGGTCGACAACGAGGCATTCACTGTTGACTATGAAGGTGCGTTCGCACACAACCTGTGCTTCCACCGTGACGCCATCGCCTTCGCGACCCGTCCCATCCAGCGTGCGACCCACCCCGCCGTGATCTCCGAGACCGCAGTTGACCCCGTCTCCGGGCTCACCCTGCGCCTCGAAGTTGTCGCGGAACACAAAAGAGATCGTTTCTCTTTTGACATCTTGTATGGAGGCGTCGTCGTCCGTCCCGAGCTTGGCTGCATCGTAGCCGGGGTCTGATGAAGTAAGAATAGCGACGTAAGTCGCTATTCTACGCTACCTTAGGTAGGCTGGCCCGGCTTGGGCCGGGTCAGCCCGCCACTCCCCACCTGGGGAAACCGCTCTTGAAAAACTAAGCTGACGTCACACAAGATGCTCCTAGTGTGCTATACTATGGGCATGAAGAACAAGACTTCCCACTACGTGTACCGCCTGGACTGCCCCAGTACTGGCGAGTATTACCTCGGCCTCCGCTCCTGCCCCTGCTCCCCCGAGAAGGATCGCTACATGGGCAGTGGCCGAATCATCCGCTCCAAGGTCCGCAAGCGTCCCGACGCCTGGGCCAAGACCATCATCGACGTGTTCGATACGCGGGAGGAGGCCGCTGCCGCCGAGGCCGCTCTGGTAACCCCCGAGGTCATGGGTGACCCCCTCTGCCTGAACCTGAAGACGGGGGGCGAGACCGGCCAGGAGTACTCCGAGGAGTCCCGGCAGAAGATTGCCGAGTCCTGGGAGCGCCGCAAGGCCGACCCCGACGAGCCCCAGCGCCAAGCCGGGGCTGCCAAGAAGCGGCTCGCAAATCCCGACTGGTGGGCCAACAACGCGGAAGGCAACCGCCGCCAGTACGACGACCCCGCCCGTGTTGAGCAGAACCGACGCACCGCTGTCGAGCACCCCAACTGCATCGAGCGGAACAACCGTATGGCCGAGATCAACCGTGACCCCGACAAGATCCGGCGGCAGCTGGAGACCCGCGCCACTCACCCCACCTGGAGGGAAAACGTGGGCAAGGCAACCGCCGAGCGTTGGGCCGACCCGGAGAAGCGCGAGATCATGATGATGAGCATCAAGGAGGCCCGCCGCGAGAAGCGGATCTACACAGACGAGCAGGTGCGAGAGATGCGCCGACTCTACGCTCTCCCCAAGGGCGAGCGTCCTACCCAAAAACAACTCGTGGAGCAGTTCGGGGGTAACCAACCCCTGATTTCCCTGATCCTGCGAGGCAAACGATACACCGACGTCAGCTGATACTCGGGGCGGCTCGCCGCCCTCTCCAACTGACCAATAAGCAGATCAACTTACCTCAACTCCCAACCCCCACTCAACTATGACTGACAGGAACACAACTATCGCGGGCTTGGGCGCGGCACTGGCTCTCTTCGGTACTGCACTTGTCGAGATCTTGGACGACGGGTGGCAGCTTGCCGATGTGGGTCTTCTGATCGCAGCCGTTGGGGTGGCACTTACAGGATACCTTGCAGCTGATAGATCCAGGAAGCGCAGGGAACAGCCACAGGAGCAATGACCCATGGCTGGTAAGAACAACAAGCCAGCCAAGGGTAAGGCTCGCGTCAAGCGGACGGCCTCGGGTAAGAAGGTCAGCTACGGTCAGAAGGGCGCTAATGTTGCTCCCGGGACATCCAGAGGTGATGCGTATTGTGCTCGAAGCTACGGGCAGCTACAGATGCACCCGGAAGCTGCAAAAGACCCCAACTCCCCACTTCGTCTGTCAAGGAAACGCTGGAAGTGCTCTGGTAAAAGGAGCTTGAAGTAATGCAGCGTGGGACAGACTGGCAGACTAACAGTGTCTACGTCCTAAAGAGTATTGACGATCTGAAGGACGAAGTACATGGCCTTAGAAACCAGCTTAGTGACGATCGATCTGACCTAATAACTCGCTTCGATGAGTTCAGAGATGAGATACGTGATGAGCATGGTAAAACACGTGAAGAGTTCGCGATCCTAAAGGGTCAGTCAACCGTGATTGCCAGCATAGCTGCGATCGTCATTACAGCCATAGCCAACTTTATCCTCAAAGAGTAACCATGAACTGCAACTACTACCTAACAGAGTCGGGACAAGTCCTGTACACACGCGATGACTGGGTAGAGCCCGGGATGCGTAAATGCACCAAGGACGGCAAGCTACTTGTGGCCGAGCCCGTCAAGCAAGAAGCAAAACCAGCTGAGGAGCCTGCTGAGGCTGCCGAGGTGCCCGCTGCGGAGAAGACCCCCGCCGTCAAGAAGACCCGCAAGCGTAAGCAAGCTGAGGAGTTCTAGAAGTGATAAAGCGCAGTGACGCCGTAAACGTCGTAGGGAAGGACAGCAAGGTCAGGTCGCACAATGTTACGCGCCTGAACGCAGGCCAGAGCATGTCCTACAACTTTGCACGCCCTGACACAACTTACGGCATAGGTAGTTCCGGAGCTTCATACCTACGTGTCGTGGCGACTGACGGGGAATTTACCGTAAGCATCACCAACTATGCCGGTGCCTCTGACGCTATCCAAATGAAGTCTACTGGCGGACTCTCGGATCTGGTTCTTGACGGCGTCAACATGTACACCGTGACGATCGAAGAATCCTCAACGTCAGCCAACTGTGCATACGTCTTGGTAGCCCACTGATATGCCGATCCTCATCCCGGTTGCACCCAGAAGCACTACTGCGAATAGCTACGTAACCGTGGCCGAGGCTGATCTGTATTTCGACCAAACTCGACTCTACACGACTGCATGGGACAACGCCGCAGCTACCCCCGACGCCGAGGGCTACACCGTAACACTGGCAGAACACGGCGGCCATCAAAACGAGAACGGGGAGGGGGACACCGTGGTAGTCGTGAACGGGACTGGGACTGGTTCATTCACGGTGGGGTGTCGGATCTCCATGGCGAGTCACGACACGATCTACACCGTGACGGCGACCAGCTTCAGCGAGGGTCTGACTCACTTGACAGTGTCGCCAGCTTTGTCACAAGATCTGTCGGACGAGGAGGCGATCACGCGGCTTAGCGGTAGCCAGAAGGAGAAAGCGCTAATCCAGGCAACCTCCATGCTGGACGAGTACTTCAACTGGTTCGGGAGCATCCTGGACGAGGACCAACGGCTTCGCTGGCCTCGGTATAGCGCGTATGACCGCGATGGCTACGTCTATGACGAAGAAGAGGTTCCAGAAGAGATCAAGAACGCAACCTGCGAACTGGCTTTGCGGCTTCTACAGGGCGACACCCTGACGGAGCCGTCACTGGTGAGCCAAGGTTTCTCACGAGTTACGCTAGGGCCGATCTCTGTCGCAGTTGAGACCAGTAACACCGAGGACATCATCTCCGACACCGTGATGTCAATGGTATCGCACCTCGGCGCGCCAACTGCGCTTGCAACTCGCGGATCCAAGGTGATTCCGCTTTGGAGGGTCTGATGGGGATGCTCGATACATCTCTCAGATCTGTCGCATCCGACGTTATCGGGCTGTTCACCACTAACGCAGCCACGTTTACCGTCGTAACACACGGTTCCTACAACCCAGTTACGGGCACTGAATCAGAAGAGTCACTGACATACAGTATAAAGGTATCGCCGCCGAGCCGCGTTCAGTACAAGACCGCGCTCACAGGTGAGTCCGCTGGTGTCGTAGGAACCGATCTAACTGTGTTCGTGTCTGCCAAAGACGCGGACGACGCCGGGCTGGACCTAACTCCAGCAACGAATAAGACCATCTCCCTGACCATCGCCAACCGCACGTTCAAAGTAGTGACTACTTTCGAGGTATGGAGTGGCGATCAAACTGCGCTCTACGAGGTGGTGATACGTGGCTGATCCCAACAAGGTTCTACAGCAGTTCCTAGAGAAGACCGTTGACAAAATGGAGAATGTCGCGGTCGAACTGGGCTATGACCTTGCAGATAGGATCATGATCCAGTCACCCGTGTATACAGGGCAGTACAAGGCATCATTCCGTGCGAATGTGAACGTCCCGGACACGACGGCCGAACCGCCGCGTGATCGTAAGATGAGGGAAGGGCCGGGTAGGCCGGGGATATCTATCGGAGGAGTCGGTGACGGCGGCGAGATTGCTGGGCGCGGAGGTGTTGAGACTGACGCCATGTACAACCAAGTCTATCTCGACTTCGACGCCGACGATAGTGCAATCTACATCTCGAACAGCACGCCGTATGCCGGTGATATCGAGTTCACGCAACTCGCCGCAACGAGCCCCGAGGGTGTCATGCTTGTTGCTTACGAGGCCTTCAAAGGCTCCATAAATCAGATCATAGCGCGAGCTATCCAGGAGAACTAATGCTTAAGGAGCGTGAACTACGGTCTGCCCTACGCAGCAAGGCTCTCGAACTCAGCCAGATGTATGCGCTGAGTGATAGCGGCTTGATCGCGTGGGAGAATCGACCATTCACGCCTCCCGACCCGGATGACGGCACACTGTGGGTCAGCGAGCGCCTCGTCGTGCAGACTGAGAGGCAGACAGCTACCGGG